AGCTCTCCCAGAGGATGAGGACTGGAAGTTAGAGGACCTCCTGGAGGACGCAGAGGGAACATGACATCCTGGGAGAGTGGTAAAACCCAGACACTCCACCCCTCCATAGAGGTAGGTCCAGACCGCTACTGGAGGCTCTACCACTACGAGGATGGGGAGAAATACTGTGTCACTCTCCAGAGGCTGGTAGCATACGCACATGGAAAGATAGACCATATCCGTTTTGAGGAGGACCCCAGGGAGGTCCATCATAAGGATACTGACCTCTGGAATAACTCCCCGGAAAATTTAGAGGCTCTGGAGACTGCAGAGCATAACGGAAAACATCAGAGACTACCACATGAGTAACCCAAACACAGAGACGGACATCAGCAAAGAGCAGCTACGTAACAAGCCAGTGGCAGAGTGGACTGACCAGGAGCGGGAGGTGGCTAAGGACCTCACTCACACCCTGGCAGTCTCCCTCCATAACGCCAGGAGACTGGATGACCTGGTAGGGAGCAAAACCCAGTCCTGGGATGACATCATGGGGACCGCTCTGGACCGTCTGGAGGAGGCAGAGGACCATGAGTGAGGGGGAGATAGACCGCCAGGACCTCCTGGCGTGGAAAGACATCCTCTTAGATGTTAACGGAGTGGGGACTGTTAATTTCCCCTCTGGAGGTCAGGCAGTGATGAGGGTCAAATATCTCAAAGGTGGAGAGCCAGAGCTAGCACAGGAAATACTGGAGTCCATCATGGATAACCTGGGTCTCTCCGTCATGACGTATGAGAGGACGTGGACCCAAATCCAGCTAATACTCGCTCCCAGTGACTACTGGCATATCCCAGAGCAGTGGGATGACGACAGTCCAGAGGAGCCACGGAGCCTCCGTAGTATGGTCCGCGAGATGGAGGACGCTCCTGGAGAGGGAGTCCCCCGTGAGGACCTGGTAGCAGTGACCGGAGAGAGACAGATTGAGGAGGCAAAAAAGCGGGGAGATGTCTACGAGGTGAGCAGCCAGGTAAAACTGGCAGATATGGGGGTAAACCATGACTGATGAGGACCACTACACATGGAGGTCATGAGCATGGGGAAAGGGGTCAAAGCAGAGAGGGACCTCTCTGACACTCTGGAGGATGAGTATGGGTATGCTGCTATGCGGTCTCCTGGCTCTGGCGGGACTACCCAGAGAGCCAGAGCAGACATCATAGCAGTCCGGTATGGAGACCGTCAGACATGGTACGGAGACCGTCACACAGTCCACCTGGTGGAGCTAAAGGTAGACCCTGATGGGTCTGCCACCTTCCACAGAGAGGAGGGGGGACAACTATCAGAGCTAGCACAGAGAGCGGGAGGCATACCCTGGCTAGCTGTAAAGCCAGACCTCCGGTCTCACTCTCAATGGTACTTTAGGCAGGTGAAAGCCTGTCATCAGACAGACCGGGGTAATTACTCCATCAGGATAGAGGACCATGACCACTGTCGATCAATAGCGGAGGCATTTGGATGACCACACTGGACACATTCACAGAGGATGACGGTACAAGCATGAAAATACCCACGGAAAAGCCAGAGCAGAGGACGCTAAACTACAGAGTGGAGCGACTCTGCAAAAACCACTCATACACCCTCCGTCATGATGACCTCCTGACTCTCTACTACCATCTGACCTATGACGGGTGGGATATAGTATCAGAAAACCCAAACCACCTGGTCATCACAATCCCGGAGGACCGGAGTGGGGAGCGGTCTGACGCCAGCATAGTCAGAGCTAGACGAGACGTAGAGCGGACTGACCAATTTGGACCAGCAGACCTGGACCTCTACATACGGAATGAGTGGGAGGATGAGGAGGAGTGGGAGTCCTACATCAGGGACCGCCAGGAGGAGCAGTTAGAGGAGCGGGGAGCAGACATCCAGGACCTTCCCGTAGGCTTTGAGGACCAGGTGTTATGGGTCCTCCTCAATGTCCCGGAGACCAGGGACTCTGACAAAGACCTCATCCTGCAGTGGAGACTCATCTGGGGAGGATGGACCGGAGACCCAGGGGGTCAGGTCTACGGAGTCCCCAAGGACTGGGAGTATCGGACCACCACCCCGGAGTCCATCACTGCAGCCAGACGCAAATGGAATCAGATGGGGATAGCTCTCCCCTCTGACAGTGTAAAGCAGAGACGGGAAGGCAAAGAGCAGAAAGTCAGGCAGGCATACAAGGAGGGACGCTCCCCCTGGGAGTGGCTCAAATGACGGAGGAGTATGCTCCTAAACACGTCTGCCTGTTTAGTGGAGGGCATGACTCCCTGGTATCTACCCACTACTGCATGGAGAGCGGAGAGACGGAGAAAGTCCTCCATATCGACACTGGCATACGTCAGGATGAGTCTGACCGGCGGATGAGGACTACCTCTGACCAGAAAGTGGAGGAGGCAAAACAATACGTCTGGCACAGTCCCATCCTCCACTGGTCAGAGGAGGACTGCAGAGAGTACATGGAGGAGCATGACCTTCCCCGGTCCCCCGTTAAACAGACCTACCATCACTCCGGGGAGTGTCTCTGTGGAGCCTTTGGTAATCGCCAGGTGGAGCTACTCATCCTGGAGGCACACTACCCAGAGACTGCAGAGCGGATCAAAGACCTGGAGGATGAGGTCAGAGAGCGTCATGGCGCACAAAATGACCGCTCCTACTGGGGTCATCAGGACATGGATGAGCCAGACCTCCGTGGACTGAAAGCAGAGCAGGATGAGCAGCAGGCCACCCTGGACCTAAAACTCTGCATGGAGTCCGTAGACCAGAAAGCGGTCCTGTCCTGCCTCATAGCCAACTATGATGAGGCTACGGAGCGGTTTGACTGGCTCCAGGCAAAGCGGGATGTGGATGACCTCCTGGAGATGGACCGGACCCTGACCCTCTTCACCCTGAAAAAGCACACTAAGCGTCATGCTGCAGTCCGTAATGCAGTGACGGAGATGGAACGGGATAAGATACAGTCCCAGGAGACAGACCATGAGTGACATCCCGGACTGGCGCTACTGTCCTCACTGTGGGGACCGGACTAATCCCTTCTTTGAGGAGGCAGGAAAGTCATTCTACCAATGCACAAATGGACATGTGCATAGTGAGCGTAAACTCCGGGAGGAGAGGAGCTAGGAATATGAGCCTAAGAGACCGCAAAGAGATGGAGGACCGCCAGTCAGACACTCCCACAGGGGAGCAGCAGACACTCTGGAGCAGCCAGACCCTGGATCATGACGTAGGGTCAGAAACCCTCTACGTGGACTGGGACTCCATGCAGGAGGAGGAGATGAGCCTGGATGAGGCTCTGGAGAGGGGCTACATCAGGAGCGTCCCGGTAAAGGTCTGGGTCCGTAACAGGCATAGCAGACCCGTCATCATACAGTCTGACTATGACGCCAGGAGACAGTTACTGCAGATGGAGGTCATCCAGACACAGGACCACATCCTGCCTGCTCACGGAGCTATCCTAGCCTGGCTCCGTCATCTGGCAGCACTCATCAACTCTGACCACTGGACCAGCAGAGCTAGAGGCTACCTCACAGTCCTCCTGACGCTCCTGACGCTGGTCCTGGCTGCAGCCTGGCTCATGGGTCTCATCCCATGAGGATGGACCGTATGCTGCTCTGGATAGTGTTCACTCTGTCCCTGCTCCTCATCCTGGGATGGACAGGATTGATACTCTGGTATCACTGACAGAGATATATTAAGTTTAAGTCAGAGATACACCCATACTGACGCTCTGGCGGGGGCCATGTCAGTGGCGGGTCAGTGGGATGGAGCCAGTTTTATTAATCCCTCCTCACTATATGCACCTGCAGGGGAGCAGGACATCTGTGGTCCATGACACTGCCTACAGAGTCACTCCCCTGACCCCACCCCTTACCCCCACCACCATCCCACCACTGTCAGAGGTACAGGGATGGTACCACAGCTTTCGTAGGCAGGTAGCTTAGTCAGGATAGAGCGTGAGGCTTCTACCCTCCAGGTCAGGGTTTCAAATACCCTCCTGCCTGCTACTTTCTGGGGTTGGGGTAAGTTTATACCACTCCCCCATCTGATAGTGATATAGGGATAGCAGGCAGTGTCATCCCATGACCACAGATGAGAGACAGTGACTGGAGTCCACGGTCAAAGTATAGAGAGCTAGTTAGCCTCATCCAGGACCTCCTGGAAAACGGAGAAAAGAGGACCTCCAGGGACCTCTACTATGCTCTGGAGGCGAGAGGACATCAATACGATTACGAGGAGGTAGCCAGAGCAGTCAAAAAGGGACGGAGAGCAGGCTACATTGACCCCTCACAGATCATAGATACATCCAGGTCTGCTACTACCAGAGTGTCAGAGGGGTGGGAATCCCCGGAGGACTTTGTAGAGGATATGGTCCAGGGTATCTGGAATAGCTATTATGAGAATTTCTGGAATAACCAGGATACCTATGTAGAGGTCTGGTTAGAGAAAGCCTCCCTGGAGTCTGTCTTTGATAACATCTGCAGGGAATATAATGTCAGACTGGAGGCTACCAGAGGAGACTGGAGCGACTCTAAAATCTACAGAGCCACTCAGAGGCTTGGGGAAAAACTCCAGGATGGGGAGGATGTCAAAATCCTCTACTTTGGGGACTTTAACCCCAGTGGCTACCATGCTCCAGTGGCGGTCCAGACTACTATGGCTCACTACGGACTACCAATCCGGGACGAAAAGGCAGACTCCTCTGACCGGAAATATTACGACATCAGTCCCTGGGATGGGTGGGTCCTGGAGAACATAGATGGGTCCCCCAGTCTGAATTTTGAGAGGGTAGCTCTAAACGTGGAGCATATCCAGGAGTATGACCTCCCAGAAAACCCCACCCCATCCTCCTCTGACAAAGACCGGACCATCAGGGACCGCTTCATGACTCATGTCAGTGGGGGACAGGACGTAAACGTGGAGCTAAACGCTCTAAAGGAGTATCACAGGCAGGAGTTTGAGGACATGATAGAGGGGGCAATTCTTGATGAGGTAGATGAGGACCAGATGGAGGAGGACCGTCAAAAGGTCAGAGACCGTCAGTCAGAGCTACGGGATGTAATCAGTATTGACTGGTAGTCACTCTCCAGAGTGACCCATCCCTTTACATCAGAGGTCCACCTACCCTTTGGTAGAGGTAGACCAGGGGACTACCATGACCATAGGCAGGCAGAGTAAGCATAAGCGGAGAGTCACACTAGCTCTAAAGTGGTTCCATCTGGACCATCTGACCATCCCGGAGGTCCAGGAGCGTCTGTATGAGGAGGGGATAGAGAGTCATCACGGTGACGGTCCCTACTTTTCAGAGCGGACCATCAAAAAGTGGATAAACAGCAAACCCAGTGAGGAGGTCCTGGAGCAGGTCCGAGATAAACATGCAGACGCCAGAGAGCAGATAGCAGACCGTCATGAGGACCTCTACAGGAGAGCCAGGTCTGCAGAAAAGCAGACCACAGAGGACGAATTTGTCCCAGGACTGGTCCCCGTAGAGGATAAGGTGGATGGGCGGAGGGCTAGCGCCAAAGAGATACCCTACTCCTGGGAGGTGGTGGAGCCAGGAGACCCCATCCCAGACTCTGCTCCAGTGGGAGCAGACCCAGAAATAGATACAATCATACGGATTACTGATGGGTATGAGGTAGTCCAGCCAGGAGTCAAATACCCAAAGAGGGACTGGAAAGGACAGCCAGTCTATACTAAGGAGGTGGTGGGGATAGAGCGGGACATCCCAGACCGGACTGGCAGGTCGTTCCTCCGCCAGGAACAGAGCAGTCATCTCCGTCAGAAGGGGGACGCTTTGGGTATCTATGAGGAGGAGATTACCCTCTCCGGGGAATTAGACATCAATACGGAGGTCTCCGTTCCAGATCAAGTCATCCAGGCAGTCATTGAAGCCTCCCAGACTAACTTAGCTGGAGAGGGCCAGGAGGACACTGACACATGAGCATAACAGACAGTCTCCCAGACAGAGGCACAGGCTCCCAGGCTCACCCCTGGGTCAAAAACATCATTATCCTGCTCCTGGCAGGTCCCCCCATCCTGCTGCTCTGGTCCGTGGGAGTGGCAGCAGTGGGCATAGGCTACAGGACTGCCAGGTATGGGACGCTCCCAGACCTCTCCGGGGTAGCAGGAGTCCTCTCCTCTGAGTTAGCTATCCTGGCAGTGGCAGGAGCGTTAGGATACCTCTATCTGATATGGGCTAATGTGGTCTTTGGGACCACCACAGTAGAGGCAGCTAAGGACCAGGCAGAGGACATCCAGCAGTCAGTCCAGGAGCAGAGAGCAGACGGGGGAGAGGACGTGGAGAGCGAGTAGATGACAGACCCAGAGGGTGAGCCTCACGCCTCCAGGAGAGTCTGGGGGACCATCCTCTCCACCTTTAAGGAGGTCCACTACTTTCTCTCCGGTCTCTCCCTGGGTATGATCCTGGGAGCCTGGCTCATGAGCAGAGTCTGGAGGCAGGTCATGGAGGAGCGTCAGGGGGGAGGTAGACATGCAGGACCTCCCAGATGACCCAGAGGAGCAGCTAGATGACCAGACGCTCCTAGCTCTCTACCAGGCTACCTACCAGGACTTTCCTACCTTTGTTGACCTGGTATTCAGTGACTCATTTGAGAACTTTGTCAGAGGTGAGTGGCTCCTGACCAGAGCCAGGTTCCTGGGTTCCAATAGCAGGTCCTGTCATGTGGGTCCCCGTAACCACTGGAAAAGCACAGGTCTCTATGCACACTGGCTCTGGACCGTCTGGAGAGCTAGGTTTGATGGGATGGAGGAGATGGACTGGACTGACGGACAGGCAGGTGTAGAGGGTCACTATTTCTCGTATAAGGAAAAATCAGCAGGCTACCATATAGGGGAGGCAAAGGACTCCATCTCCGCTCTGATACAGAGAAACCCCTGGTTCAATTCACTGGAGGACTGCAAACCCACGGCAGAGACCAAGGGTAAGTGGACCTGGGATGACGGAGACCACCATCAGACCCTCTCTCCTCACGGTATGATGAGCCACTCCAGGGGTATCCACGGGGACGTAGTGTATGTAGATGACCCCTTCCAGGACCCCGCCGGCAAGGGAGGAGCAGGACAGCTAAACCCTACCAAGGTCCTGAAAATCAACTACATCTTTAAGACCACTGTCAAAGGCATACCCACCCATGAGGATGACCAGCTACATATTGTGACCACCCCCCAGACGGAGGAGGACTTTGTTTTTGACCAGGACCTCATGGAGGAGTATGCTCACAGGATAGACCCTGCAATTAAGAGCCATGACCCCCCGGATGTCATCTGGGATAACTGGCGGTCCTATGACTGGCTCATGCAGGAAAAGGAGGAGATAGGCCCTAAGCTATTCAATCAGGAGTATATGTGTGAACCAATGAGCAGGGAGATAGGCTATTTCCGGGAGGAGGAGCTAGCCCCTCTGCTCCAGGACGGACTCCAGGACCTGGGGGAGGAGACAAAACTCCAGTCTAACTGGGACAGTCCCGCTCCCCAGACTATAGACGGGTATGTGGGAGGCATGGACATAGGGAAAAAGAGACATCCCTCCCACCTGGCGGTCTTTGCAGTCCTATCAGAGGAGGGGGAGGACTCCGTGAGAAAGATGGTCCAGGTCCACTCTAAATGGATGGACTCCTGGGACTACACCAGGCAGGCAAAATACTGTGAGAGGGCCATAGACTGCTTTGGGGTTAAGACCATAAAGTATGATAACACCAGGGGAGAGTTTGAAAGTATGGATGAGATGGGGGACCTCCCAGATGAGATGGATGGTGTGTCTCTGTCTGGCGGGACTAATGACAAAATAGCAACTAAGTTTGATGTCTATGCAGGAGCAGAGAGACTCATCCTGTTCCCGGAGGACCGCCAGCGGAGGCAGGTCCTGGCGGTCAGTAATGATCTGGAGGCAGTGGAGACTGATGAGGGCCACGGGGAGGCTTTCTGGTCAATTGGACTGGCTGTCCTGGCTGCAGATGAGACCCACTGGGGACCCAGAGTAAAGTCCCTGGAGACTTAAACGGAGGATAATAGAGACATGAAAATTACTGATAGGCTGGCTAAGACCCTGTGGAGTGGAGACGTGAGAGAGTCAGACGGCAGGTATAGAGCGGGTAATCTGTCTGGGGGTGTGAGAAAGCAGGACGGAGAGCGTCTGGGTCAGGTCCCAGAGCATGTAGTCACTCCATTCAGGGGCAAACCCAGGCCGTTTAATCCCTTTGGCCTACGGCGATTATCTGACACAGAGGCAGTCCAGTCTGCTGTAGAGCATATCATCTCTGACCTCAAGGCTATTGACACTGCCACTGGACCCACAGACCCAGATAACCCGGTGGCAGATGAGGTGAAAGAGACCGCAGAAAGGCACCTGCAGAGGATGACGCCTAATGATGAGTCACGCTCTGACGTAGATGAGGCTCTCTGGAGGGACCTCCTGGAGGTGGGTAATGCAGTGGCAGTTAAGAATTTCCAGATAGATAACAAGCGGGTGGAGGTCAATCCCCTGGACCCTAACACTTTCACCGTGGACTGGGACTCCCACAGAGTGATTAGAGCCTTCTGGCAGTATCCACAGGCAGGCTCTGGTTTCTGGGGACAGCCTACCAGGTTTGACCCAGAGCAGATCATCTGGGAGACCCTGGGTAAGGAGACCTCCAGAGCCATGATATACGGTCACTCCCCCACGGAAAAACTCCAGAGAGTTATCAATATCATAGGGGGTCTGATGGACAGTGAGGAGCGGGAACTAGAGGAGGGTATGCCTCCGGGGATAGTCAGTCTGGTAGGGGACTGGTCTGATAATGACTACAACCGCTTTGAGGACTACTGGGAAAACAACGTAAAGGGGGAGCAGCATAAGGTCCCTCTGGCGAAAGGGGAGGCTAAGTTTGAGCCATTCACTGCCTCCTACAAAGACCTCCAGATACTGGACCGCCAGCAGTGGTATTTCAAGCTGGTGGGAGCTATCTTCAAAGTCCCAGTGAGTGAGAACGGACTAGCCATAGGGGAGGAGATGACCAGAGCCACTGACGTAAGTCAGAGGCAGCGGTACAAGCAAAAAACCATCCAGAGCCTCCTCAATGAGCGGGAGGAGACCTGGAATAAGGAGTTTATCCAGGCTCACTTTACGGAGGACCTGGAGTTTAGGTATGAGCCTGGTCTGGACCTCATGGAGAAAAAGGAGCTAGCTAGCATGGCTACCACCCTGGTAGAAAAGAGTATCCTAAACATCAATGAGGGGAGGGAGATGTTAGGCAAAGAGCCAAAGGACTGGGGAGAGGGTCCCCCGCCTAACATAGGGTCTGGCTCTGGCGGGGGTGGTGACGGAGGACCACTGTCAGACATCATGGGGGAACAGTCTACGGAGGCAGATAACCAGGACGCTCTGACAGAGGGTCTGCAGCCTATGATGGAGACGGACCAGGAGGTCCAGGAGAGGCAGACCAAGGATTTTAGCGGTCCCCAGGGTGGCTCCCATAGCTGCTCTGGGGTAGCCAAGGAGGGGGAGATGTCCCTAGAGGACACCCCACTCCGTCAGTCTGCAGACTACCAGGAGATGAGTTTCCAGCCAAAGGAGATTAAGACGCTCCTGGAGGATGTCAGTGACGTATATAGGAAATATCTGGAGAGCGTCCTGGATGACATCAAAGCTAACTCTGAGCAGTGGACTGCAGAGCAGCAGGTCCAGGGTGGAGAGGCGGAGAAAGCTCTCCCGGACTTTTTCCAGTTGATAGAGCAGGACATCAGGGGGGACATGGCAAAGGAGCTAGGGGAGGTGGTGGCTACCCACAAAGCCAGGAAAGTCCTGGATGGTCAGAACTCCATAAAGGGGGAGTTAGCACAGGCAGGACTGGATGCCAGTGACATAGAGTTAGGGGAGTTCACTGACAGGGTGGCTACCCGTCTGGAAAGACGGACCATGCAGGTCTCCCAGGACATCACCCAGAGGCTGGAGGGGGAGATTAAGGAGACACTCCAGGAGGGATGGTCAGAGGGTAAGTCCATCACTGACATAGAGCGGGACATAGAGTCCCTGACGGACAAATGGACGGACACAGAGGCAGAGCGTCTAGCTAGAGACCAGATGGGGAAAGCAGCCAAAGAGGGGAGGATGGAATTTGCCAGAGAGACTGCCGGGGAGGTAGGAGGCTGGTCCAAACAGTGGATTACCAATATAGACGGCAGGGAGCGGGACGCACATGCTCTGATGGATGGGGAGACAGTCCCCTTAGAGGAGCCATTTGTGGTAGACTACAATACGGAGGACCAAAACGGACCCAGTGGGGTGGAGGAGGAGTATCCCGGAGACAGTCAGTGGGGTATCCAGTGTAGGTGTGACTATGAGCTTATCCCCAGGGGAGTGGTCCAAAACGCAAAGGAGTGGGGACAGTCCGTAGAGTCTGACGCCAGGGAGGAGGTCAGAAAACAGCATGGGGTGGAGACCTGGAAAGTCCTCCTCCGCAAGGAGCTAGCTGTCCAACGGGGGGACCTCTCCCGCTCGCAGGCATGGGAGGAGATGGGACTGGGGTCCAAAGCCACTTACTACAAATGGATAGAGCAGTCCGGTCTCAAAGGGTCACTGTGTGACTGACACACCACCCACAACACTTTTGTCAGTGGGTGCTGTAGAGGGTAGTAGAGGCAGTGTCATGATGACCACTGAAAACCGGACCCCTGTTAACGGGGACCTGGATGACGGTATGGAGTATCAGAGAAAGTCCATCTCCACCTGGGTAGTGGAGTGGGTCTACAACCCAGACGGAGGGGGTCATATCTCCATCTGGGAGAAAGGGGAGAGCAGTCTGGAGCATATCTGGACTCCCGCTACTATTGATGGGGAGGACTACCATCAGGCAGATGAGGTCCACTTTTGGGACTGGGAAAACGGACAGGCAGAGTATGACACTCTGGAGACCGTGGGAGACATCTCTGACCTCATGTGGAGGAATAGGTAGGGATGGACCTCCTGGACTGGTCCGTCAGAGTCCTCCTTTTCGTGTTTTGTGTCCTGGTCCTGGGAGGGACGCTCCTCCTGGTCCTGGTGCTATAGAGCGGTCTTTTCTCCGGTCAGTTACGGTCATACCCAGGTAAAGAGTCCAAAAACCACCCTCCAGGGGTGGAGTGGTCCTTATTTTTCCCCCAGGACCTCCAGTGGGTGCTTTCACGACAGAGGGGGTCCGGTGCTAACCTCCCTCTGATTTATCTCTGCCACTCCTACGGAGGTGAAAAGCCCCCGTGGAGGAGCCTGTCCACAGGTGGGAACCTATAGGCCCTACCCATGAGAGTTCCACACCTACTATGACAATAACCCTCATACGACAAATAGCTTACTCTGACGGGGTAGACACAGGGTAAACGTCAGACTAAACCTTTACTTAAGGGGGGTATAGATGAGAGTGGATGAGTCCCCAGACAGTCCAGAAGCGGGTCCCTATTGTAAAGGTAGATGAGGAGGAGCAGGTAGTCACTGGTCCAGTCCTCATCCCTGACCAGGAGGACCGTCATGGGGATGTTGTCAGAGAGGAGAACATAGAAACAGTGGCCTGGAAATTCATGGAGGACTACCAAAACGTGGACCTCATGCATACCTTTGAGGAGGTAGGGGTCCCAGTAGGTAGCCTCCCGCTCCCAGGGGACCTCCATCTAGACCCGGAGGGACTCCCTGGAGGGGAGCCAGATGTCTCCTTTGAGGAGGACGTAATCCCAAAGGGGACCTGGCTGTTCCAGGTCAGGGTCACAAAGGATGAGGTCTGGAAAGGAGTCATGGATGGAGACTACACTGGTTTCTCCATCTACGGTCAGGGAGAGAGACGCTCCCTGGAGGAGGCTGCAGATGACTAACCTTCTGGACCTGGACTTTGTGAGCCATGTCTCCCTAGTGGATGACCCTGCAGTGGATGACGCTAGGTTTCTGGTAGCCAAACGAGCAGACGGGGACCCTCCCATCAGCAAGGAGGGGAGGACACTCTCCCAGAGAAACTTTGACCGTCTGGAGTCCATCCTCCAGTCTGTCAAAAACGGGAGAGTGGCAGAGGTAGAGGAGGAGCTAGAGGCAGTCCTCTCTGACGTAGCAGACCCAGGCCAGCTAGAGCAATCAAACACACTACAAAAGGTAGCAAAAAGCATGAGTGGAGACAGTAACACTGACGTAGACGAGTTCACACAGGCAATTAAGGAGGCTGCGGCAGAGGGGGTCCAGGAGGGACTCCAGGAGGCAGACCTCCCGGAGGGCGGAGACGGTGGCAGTCAGGACGCTGGCGGTCAGGACGGTGGCAGTGACCAGGACATCAATCAGGAGCTAATGGACCGGATTGATGAACTAGAGGAGCGTCTCACGGAGGACGGAGACTCTAGCTCTGACGGTCAGGAGACCCAGGAGGGTCAGGAGGCTGGCTCCCAGGGGTCCCAGGAGGGAGACGGAGGCGGAGACGGTGGCTCCCAGGAGGATGATCTGGAGAAACGTCTGGAGACGCTGGAGAAAGCAGTCCAGCAGGACCAGACCAGAAAGGGGACTGGGACAGCTCTGGACACTGACCTCCAGGAGGAGGTAGGCCATGTCTCAAAGTCTGACGGGACGCTGGCCTTCCAGGACGCTATCCAGAAAGGCAAGGAGTCCCAGACGGAGGCACAGGGAGCTAGCCAGGAGCAGAGCCAGGAGAGTGACTAACCCATGCAATCACTTTACCAGAGTAACAGGAGTATCAATGTCAGAAAGAACTACAGGGGGTCTTTCGGGGACCTCCCTGGCGGGACGCTCTACTCTGACCCTATGGGTCTCCACAGTGGCAGACCTGTGGATGAGCGTCCCCACATGGCAAAGCAACTGGAGCCAGTCTACAGAGCCATAGATGAGCGTATGCAGGACGGTGAGACATTCCGGTCTGCTAGCTCTGAGGTGGCAAAAGCCTTCTTTGGGACGGATGACATCACCCTCCCCGTTTTCCCCAGAGAGGACCTGACCATGCTGGCGACTAAGCGGACCCCCTTCTACGAGGCTCTCCCCAAGTTCACTGCAGAGACGGACTCTGTGGACCAGGACAGTGTGACTGGCCTGGCGGAACCGGAGTTTGGGGGAGAGACTGACGTTCCCTCTGACCACGGAGAGGACACTATCCAGACACAGAGTCTGGACATGTCCTACTGGCGGATTAGAGGGGAGGTCTCCGGTCCCATGCAGCTAGCCTCTGCTGGACTCCGTAACAGCATGGCAGGGGACCAGGAGCGAAAGTCCATGTCCATGCGGCAGTGGGCTGAGAACGCTGCTCTCAATGGGGACCCCACTGCAGGGACCACTGACGGGAGTCTCACTGACGAAAGAGGTTTCAAGGGAGTCAGGACTATCCTGGCAGATCAGGGTAGAGACCGGAGTCCCTCTGCTGGAGCAGGGACCTCCATCACTACGGAGGAGGTCAGAGAAAACATGAGGCTGGCTGCAGAGGACGGAGGTGACATGGGTAGCCTCATCAATGTCACTGACCTCAAGACTCTCACGGACCTCAAAAATGACAGTGATGAGCATGACCCCCTGGAGATCACCACAGTAGATGGTCAGCGGACCATTGAATTTGGGGCTAGGGCTATCAGAGTGGATGGGGTCCCCACTGTGGTCTCTGACTACATGCCAAACGCTGCAGACAGCAGGGAGTTCATCACTCTGGACATGCGCTTTAGCATGTTCCACAATCTGTCTGACCTGGTGATGGAGGCACTGGGTAAGACCCAGGACAGTGATGACTACTTCATGAAGCAGTATGGGGTCTACGAGCTTTCTGCCGGCGCGGACAAATACGGCAGTCTGCTCACGGACCTGGCGTAGCGACAGGGTAGCTGGATTACCCCCCATCTATACCTCACTGGAGGTATTACGCTCTTACTGGAGGACATGCAAGCATGACAGTTAGAGGCTTTATCCCGCCAGAGGGACCGCAAAACGTCCACGGAGTCCGTCATCAATACAATGAGGGACAGGGGTCGCACAGGTTTCAAAGAGCAGTCATCTACTCCCCGGAGGAGATAGTCCTCACGGGAGTCCAGACAGCCTGGAATGAGCTAGAGCGGTTAGGACTGGAGGAGGTCCCAGAGGAGGTAGCAGCGGAGTGTCACTCTATCTACCAGGCAGAGGACCCAGACCGGACCATCCAGGAGGTCCTGGATGACTGGCGGTCAGAGGATGAGGAGACTGATGAGGAGGAGGCAGAGGCAGAGACAGAGGAGGTAGAGGAGTCTGCAGAGGAGGATGGAGAGGAGTCAGAGGAGCCAGAGGGGTCTGCAGAGGGGACTGATGAGGAGGATGAGGAGGACCACCTGGGAGACATCCCGGAGGACCTGGAGTCCCTGGATTACCGGGAGGAGCTACTCCCACTGGCACAAACCACGGGAGCAGTGGAGGAGGCAGAGTCCCGCTCCACAGAAGACCTCATCTCCACTCTGGAGGAGATGAGAGATGACTAATGAGGTCCTGACCATAGCGCCTGGAGCGGAGGAGGAGTTTTCCACGGCCATAGACATCCAGGGGGATAGAGACCTGGTAGTCAGGCTCAATGGAGACGTAGATTCCACGGACCTCACAGTAACTCCCCTGGGGGCTAACTCTACCAGGACTGGCGTGGGGCCTGTGGCAGTGACAACGCAGAGCAGCCTGGATAATCCACCCACAAAAGTCACAAACCTGGACATCTCTGGTGAGGAGGACGTGTATCTGCTGTTTAGTTTCTTCACCACCCTGGTTAGAGCCTCCCTCAGAGTCCAAAATGACGGGGGAGCAGAAACCTCTGTGTACGTGGAGCTATCCGGGACAGAGTGATGACAGAGACATATGCGTCAGTGGACCGTCTGCAGGAATACACCCAGGTAGAGGCTACTGACCTGTCCCTAACCAGTGATGAGTTTAGTCGTCTTTGTGAGGCTCTCCTGGGGTCTGCCAAAGACCAGATAGACGCCTATACTGGGAGGCAGACATGGGGGTTTGACCTCCATGACGGAGTGACAATCAGCCTGGATGGGAAAAACGGGGACAGGAAAATGCTAAACCTCCCCCACCCAGTCCACAGTGTGTCCACTGTAAAAGAGGGTGGGTCCACACTGGCAGAGGGGGATGAGTTTGAATGGAAAGAGCATGGGAGCCTCATCAGGACAGGAGCGTCTGGCGGTAATAGGCGTAACTACGGGGTGGGTGGAGCCTCCAGTCGCCTGGGTCAAAACAGCAGTCCTCCGGGACTGCAGTCCAAACAAAAGGCAGTCTGGTCTGCTGGCTACAATAACGTAGAGGTCACTCTGACGTTTGGCTACTACCCCCACCCAGATGACCCCACCCAGGGATGGTCCGCTAGTGACCCTGCTCTCCCCAGGGACATCCTCAAAGCAGAGCTAAAACTGGCAGACCATGAACTACAGGGTCTCCTCTCAAAGCGGGAGAATACTACCATCCAGACTGATGAGTTTGAGGTAGATGTCAATACCCCAGTGAGCATGACCAAGGAGGTCCAGATGGACCTGGAGCAGTACAAAGACCGCAGGGGTGGGGGATGACGGATTCCCAGACCATCTGCCACCACTGCCGGAGACCCATCAGGAGGGGAGCAGTGGCAAAATACGGAGGGGAGCCAGTCCATGCTGGCTGTATCCCCACCCATCACAGCAAATGACGCAAAACACAGACGGTCAGAGATACACTGAGCTAACTCTCACGGACATCCTGGTCATCTGGGTGGGACTGGTCATCTACACACTCCTCCTGGCTGTGAGGTCACTGCTGCTAGCTCCAGTCCGTCTCTGGAGGAGAGTCACATGACCGTCAGGATGGACCTGGACCTGGATGTCTCGGATATGCAGGCAAAGCTCCAGGAGGACCTCCAGGACTTTCCCGGTCACAGGAGGGCTATCCTCCTGGCAGTGGCAGAAAACCTGGTGGGAGGACTAAAGCGGGAGGTCAATACTAACACCTCACGACTCCAGGGGACCATCAGGTCCGTGGAGGCAGACTCTAACCTCATCCACGTCATGGCTGGCGGGGAGAATGGGGTGGACTACACCCTCCCAGTCCTGGAGGGGTCTGACCCTCATCCTCCAGGCTCTCCTATTGCCAGTGAAAACCGCTCTCTAGCTAGATGGGCGGACAGGGTAGGCTACCCTGGGGGGTTCGAGTCTATCTACTGGGGTATAGCCAGGTACGGGACGGAGGAGCATGATTTTGTCAGTCCCGCTCTGTCCAGGACGGAGCGGCAGGCCAGTGGAATAATGACTCAAGTAGCCAGAGATAGAGGTCTCATATCATGAGCGTAAACTGGGTAGACTGGTATGATGAAACCTTAGACGCACTGGTCCAGACACTGGAAAATGGGAGTGTCACCTGGGGGACTGACCCTGATGGAGACCCCTGGGTCATAGTGGGGGACCGGACCTCTGCTGGAATCACCTATCCTGCCTGCTTTATCCCGGAGTTTACGAAAGTCAGGACTGGACCGGAGTCTGACACTAAGTCAGAGCTACATGACATCCAGACAGTGATCTGGGTCATCAGAGCAGCAGACGTTAAAGAGCAGGAGGCTAACCTCCGGGAGGCTATCAGGACAGGAGCCAGGCTAGAAAATGACCTCTACAATAACCGGACTCTTAACCGGACCTGCTCCAGGTTAGTTGTAGAGGAGATGGAGCCAGGAGCAGGAGTGATTGATGGTCAGGCAGTCCAGACGGTCAGTCTGACCCTCACACTTATGAAACCAGCTAACATTCATTGAACATAGGAGGACACAAGATGTCAGGCAATACCGTAGTAGGGGACGTAATCAAAGTAGAGCATGGGAGCTACGACGCCACTAATTCAGAGTGGGTCTGGACACAGGTAGGACGGACCAGAGGAGAGGTTTCAATCGACTCTGACGTAAACGTTGCAGAGACCACTGTCCATGATAAACTCCAGGACGAAAAGGACGCTACCAGTGAGGCATGGATGCTCTCTTTTGAGCACCTGGTCCAGTCCACTCTGGGAGCGTTAAACAACCTGGGTCTCATCACGTCCAGTGATGAGCTTAAGGGGTTTGTGAACCTCATAGGGGACGTAGACAACCCCTCTGACGGGGATGAGGCTCTCCGGGTTTACGTCTACGAGGATGAGGACGCAGTGTCTAATGACACTGTGAAACTGGGGTATGAGACCTATGACTGTCTGGTAGTCTACGGCAGTACCACAATTGCAGAGGATGACTACTCTGCAGGAGAGCTAGAGGTCCACTCCAGGGAGCGGTTTACCGTCACTACCTCGTAGGTAGCATGACCTTTTATGTCCTCTACACCACTACGTAGAGGTATGTCCGTAGATGACGGGAGTCCAGAGAGTGACGGGGACGCATGGCAGGAGCTAGACCGGGAGGAGCAGGACCGTCTCCTCCGGGAGAGGATGACCCAGGGTGGGGAGGGAGCAGCAGACGCCACAGTAGACCAGGGAGAGCCTGACATCTCTGCAGATGAGGCAGAGTCTGCCATAGACCTGATTAACGAGGCTATGGAGGAGACCTGGACAGCAGAGGTCATGGAGGATAAGGAGGTGGGACCCATCCCCGTGGAGATGTATGAGCCTGCAGAGTCTCAAATACGGAAAATCAAGGAGTTCACAAAACTCTACCTGCAGGTCCAGGCAGTGGGGAAGGTGGAGGACATCAATGAGGACATGATGGAGGAGCTAGACGCTGCAGATCAAAACCTCAATAAACTCCTGGGAGGGGACCCAGAGGCAGAGGCAGGCTCCCCCCTCCACAGGGGGATAGTGGCAGAGGAGGGGATGGGCTTTCCCTACTTTGAGGACCCTGACAACTACCCCAGTCAGTTGAGGATGGAACTATACGGTGCGTTGTTTGGGAGATACCAGGAGCAGATGGGGGAGGTAGCCTCCTTTCTCACAGAGTGACATAGGTCAGGAATGGGGACTCATGCTCCAGTCCTGGGGAGTCCGTCCCCATGAGTGGCATGACATCCCCCACTGGAGCAGGCAGTATATGCTACGACACTGGGTGACTACCAGGCAGACTATGGCAGAGGGTCAGGAGGGGTCCTCTGGGAATCCAGCAGGACTAACACATATGGAGGTAGACACTCAAAGCCTACCTAATGAGGTCACAGACCAGCTATGAGTAGCGGGGAAATACTGGCGGAGATGATGTTAGAGGGGGACCAGGACTTTCAGCAGGGGATGGAGGGAGCAGGACAGTCTATGGAGGAGGCAGGCAATTCTGCAGAGACATCTGCAGGTCAGATGGGGGAGATGGAGCAGTCTCTCATCCAGGTGGACAAAGCAGGGGTAGCTGCAGGAGCCACAATAGCCTCCGTAGGTGGGGCTATGGAGAAAACCCTCCAGGACACCAAATCTACCAGAGAGGAGCTAGGGAGAGTCTCCGTCAATATGGGGATAACCTCTGATGAGGCTAATGATCTAGCTACGTCTATCTCTAACGCCACGTTCCCTATGGAGGACGCCACTGCAACCATGAACGCACTGGCACAGGAGGGGGTAGAGTCAGAGGAGCAGATGAAAACCCTGGCTACAGAGATGGACACACTGGCAGACGCCACGGGGAGGTCTGCAGAGGAGATAACTAATGAGGTGGGTCCTGCTCTCCGGGCTATGGGGGAAGATATAGAGGACGCTGGTGAGCACACTGACACATTTACCTTTATCCAGCAGGAGACCTCTGCAGAGCTAGAGGACTTTACCGGACTTCTGGAGCGGTTTGGACCCCAGATGAGGGAGGCAGGTATTTCCACAGAGGACTCTGCAGCCATGATAGCAGCTATGGAGGAGGAGGGTATCCAGGGGAGAGAGGCTATGCAGAGACTCCGTGAGGCTGCAGACTCTGGAGCGGAGAGCCAGGAGGAGTTTGCAGAGGTCCTGGGTATCAGCCAGGAGTCCATAGAGGACCAGGGGGACGCTCTGGAGGACAGCAGTGGGATGACGGAGGAGTATGCAGAGGCTGCTAATGAGTCCGTCACCACCACTGACGAATTACGGCAAAAGTTTGATGAGTTCAAGCTTAAGGCAGCAGGGGTCATGGGTCCTATTGACTCCCTGGCTCCCGCTCTGATGGGTCTGGGGTCTGCTCAAAGCCTGGTAGCCACCGTCAACACGTCTGCTCTCATCCCATCCATCACTGGCGTTGTGACCGCTATGGGTCCACTCCTCCCCGCTATCCTGGCTATCTCGGCAGTCATAGGTGGCCTAGCGCTAGCCTGGAAAAATAACTGGGGAGACATCAGAGGGAAAACAAAGGCAGCTATCAATTTCCTAAAGGGCCTACTGGACAGTCTGATAGGGTTTGTAACTGGGGCATTTGAGTTCATCACTGGCGTATTTACAGGGTTCAATCCGGCAGAGATACTTAACCGCAAAAAGGAGCAGGCTATAGAGGTCATCACAAGCCTGTTTGAAACCGGAAAGGAACTTTTCAGCCAGGGTGTAGAGACTCTCAAGACCCTCATCCTGGACTTTACGCTCCCAGGTATCCTCTGGCAAAAGCGGGATGAGGCAATTGCTGCAGTGACGGACCTCTGGGACACTGGAGAGGAGTTATTTGACCAGGGGGTAGAGACTGTCCAGCAGGTAATCCTAAACTGGACCCTGCCTGGACTCATCTGGCAGTACAGGGATGAGGCGATAAATGCAGTGACAGACCTCTGGAACACCGGAGAGGAGAAATTTGACCAGGGGGTCCAGGCTCTCCAGGACATCCTGCTAGGATGGGCACCAGATCAGCCAGTCGAGGCTGCTAAAGAGGCTATCCTGGATAAACTGGACTTTGTAGGGGAGATGAGGGAGAGAGGCAAAGAGCTACTTAGCAGCTTTGCAGAGGGTATCAGGGACAAAATCCCAGACGTAGGAGGAGTAGTAGATGACATGGCTGGCTCCATCAGGGATAAACTCCCGTTTTCAGACGCCAAAGAGGGTCCACTCTCTGACCTGTCTGCCACTGGTCCAGCTTTCATCAGGACCATCAAAGAGGGGATTAAGGACAAAATCCCAGACCTGATGGGAACAGTAGATGACGTAGTAGGTGGAGTCCGGGATAAGCTCCCGTTTTCAGACGCAAAGGAGGGGCCACTCTCTGACCTGTCATCCACTGGTCCAGCATTTATGCACACAATAGCAGACGGGATGGAGCAGGAGCGGGACGTAGTGGCGACGGAGGCGCGGCAGACAGCAGAGTTAATGAGTCCTGACCCAGAGCAGCCTGACACTCCCGTCCCCACCCCTGCTCCAGCTAGTCCCTCTGGCGAGGGAGATGGAGACAGTCAGACAGTCCAGATAGACGCCAGGATAATGGCAGGAGCGGTTAAGGTCCTGGGTGGACTGACTGATGAGGCTAGAGAGGAGGTTAAGTCCATGATGGAGGACCTTCAGGATGAGCAGATTAGGGAGATAGAAAGGCTGTTTGGGGTCTCATCCTGACCTCCAGAAATAAGTAGAGTGAGTCCGTCTCTCCTCTATGGCTACAGAGGTCCATGACACAGTATCAGGGGGGCTAGCTGGAGAAATACTAAATGGGATGGTAGCAGCCAGTAATTTCTCCACAAACACTAACCAGATAGGAGCAGACCCCTCTTACTTTGTCATAGACGGGAGCGGGGAGGACTCCTACAAATTTGAGTTTAACACTGATTACACCTCCATGACCGTCACTGCAGGACTAAACTGGGTGGAGGATGACCCTGACACTGGGGATAAGGTTCAGGACTGGGTTTATCCAGATAGCTACAATGCAGATGAGTGTAACCAACCTAGCTTTCCAGGGAGCGTCTGGTCAGATTCTACCAGCCTGCAGTATGATTCAAACACTCCAGCCAGTATATGGAGGGGGAGTGGGTGGATAGTCATTCACCCTTATGCCTCCTGGAATACTATCCAGATGGGGCTAGCAAACCTGGGGACCAGTCCTAACTATCAGTCATTTAGTGAGGAGGTGCAGTGTACTGACAGTGAGGGTAATGACTATACATCATTTGAGACCGGTTACAACCCCGCTATGTATAGTGCCTTTCTAAAGTTGGGTGGCTCCTGGTATGACCAGACCTGGGGAACTACATCAGGGAATGACTATGACCAGGACATCAGTAGCAGGCTGGAGGGTCAGAGACTCCCAGAAAACACGTATGAGCGGGACGACTCCTGGACTCTGACAAATGACTATGTAGGGACTGCAGGAGAGCATGATAAATGGGTGGATGTCAGTCAGAAAGGACCCAGGATGGGACATGAGGGGACCATGACAGCCTCTGGCACATACATAACTTTAATTCCGCAGGATAACAATTGCCTGTTTAAGGACTGATTCAATGGCATACTCATCAACAACAGGGTCAGACTGGAGTGGTTTCATGACCCAGGCAGAGAGCACACTCTCCACCCCTGGGAACCTGTCCATAGTGGACACTTTTGACAGTGCAGACGGAGAGGGTTTTGCCATAGGAGTGGATGATGAGGACTTTGCGTTTACCTGGGACTATGGGTATGGAAATGCGAGGGGGGGAATTGGGTATAGATACGAGAGCATGGATGAAAACGGAGCGAGTTTCAAAGACTCATATGGGGGGGATTACCTGCAAAGTACAATGTATCAGACTCAAAATGTTAATTATCACTACTACTCTAATACTGATTTCTCCTGGATATGGGGTGTTTCTACATCCTATCCAGATAGTAACACAAACGACCGCTATAGTTACTGTGCTTTGGGGACCTCAATTGTGGACAAAGCCTGGGACTACAATTCAGAGTATGGAGCGCATAGGTACGCTCTCTATCTGGGTGGCACAAACTGGAACGACGGGGGGACGTTTGGGGCTACCTGTGGAATCCAGAGTTACAATGATGCCCCTTCCCAAAATGGTCCAATTGGTCCATACATGTTTGGGGGTGTGACATCCTCCGGGGAGTGGAAAGGGACGGAGAGAAACGTAGTGCAGTCATGGAATGTCAGCAACCTAAGTGATGGGGTCCCTCTGGGGACGTTTGAGGGATGGGGGTATGACCCCAACTACCAGGACCGGGAGCATTTGGATGAGGTAGATACTGGGACTGGTAAACTCTTTACATACTTTGACAAATATGATGGGAATTTCTATAACCAGCCTGCCTTTTTCCAACACTCATAAGGGGTAGAGCATGGTCATCACAGGCTCTGTAAGTGAGTCCGGGGATTTCATAGGCAGCAATAGCCTAACCTCTGGAACATTACCACAATACACTGGAGAGTTTATTTTTAGCCCCAGTTTCATCTCCGGGACACTGCCTGCTATACAGGGAGAGTTTCTCAATGCAGTAGTCTGGATAGAGGCACAGAGAGCGCCTAAGACATACCAGGGGTCCCTCATCTGTGTCAGTCCCCAGGGTTGTGGGGGTGGAGACTCCTCTGACAGTGTGAGAGATGACGTAGAAAATGATAATGAAAAGGAAATACAGGAGGTCATAGAGGAGATCATAGGGGACGGACTCCCTCTCCGGGAGTCCAGTTTCCATCTGGCAGACGACAATAACCCCGTCATTATATATGACCCTGACTGGAACAGCTAGCTAGACATGACGGACTCTGACATAGATGGGTCAGACGTTTACCTTTCTGGTGACGGGGAGGTCCTGGCTACCACTGGAGAGGGCAATAGCCTCAATACATCCAGCTAGCTCTCCCAAACTGCTAACCTGCTGGCGGAGGTATTTTCTCCCATGCCAGACACCAGGTGGACCGTTAATGGAACCACGACAGACGGACTGGTGAACAGCCACCCCCAGATCATCCACGGACAGTCCGTTAACTTTCAATTTTACTTTACCCCCCGTGGGGACGGGGCCCATATCTCCCGCTACCAGGCGCTTAGGGACCTCATGGAGAAAGCTGGAGCGGTGGCTACGGGGACGAATAGTGAGGGTCTCCCCTGGTATATTGAACAGCATACTGGGGACTCTCTCCTCCTGGAGATAACCCCCGGACCGGACTCCACTGCAGCCAAAGGGGTCTGGGGGGTCCTGACCGGAGGCTCTGATGAGACCTCTCACCCACAGAGCCTCTGCAGATTAAATCTGACAGTGTTTATCCTGGCTAACCAGTCAGACTATGCTACTGCCTCTGATGTAGAGGACCAATTTAAGGTTAGTAGGTCGTAACTTATACTCATGACTAAGAGATGGACTATAAACGGTAAGGAGACTGCTGGTCTGGTAGGCTCTCATCCAGTGGTCACACAGGGTCAGACCGTCTCAATGACCTTCAAGTGGACTCCCAGGGTGGATAACTACCTCACACACTACCAGGACATCAGAGACCTCCTGGAATACACTCAGAGGGTAGACCACGGGACGTACCTGGACCAGACTCCCTGGTATAGGGAGCGTCATGACCGCCAGAGCTTGGTCCTGGAGATAGTCCCAGGGAGCAGCAGTGAGGGAGCTAAAGGAGTCTGGGGATTGCTGGTAGGAGGGACTGATGAGACGGTTAAGCCAGTCCAGGAGGCAGTCCTCTCACTGGACATCCTGGTCTTAGCCCCTCACTCTGACTACGCCTCCCTCACTGACGTAGAAAATGCCTTTCTCATAGACACTGACACTGCTACCTATACGGACCCTGACGCTGGAGACGGACCTTTCGTGGGGGACCCAGAGGATGAGCCTGCTGATGAGACTGCTCCTGACGCCAGGCCCCACAGTGTTGATGACACTCCGGGGACCCTCCCCAACTTTACAATCACTACGTATGATGTCAGTCTGGACATAGAGGATGACCAGGGAGCTTTGATAGACTCCCAGACGGTCTATCTCTCCGTTTACAATGACGTAGGAGACAAAGTAACAGACACCTCTACAGACACTGGACAGGCCACTGTGAGCCTCCGTAATGGACAGTATGAGATTAGGGCTAACTCTGATGGGTATGAGGAGGGGGTCCTAAACGTGGAGGTGGATGGGTCTAACATCAGTGATACAATCAGACTCACCCCAGATGACGGGAGCGGAGGAGATGACGGGGACGTGGGGACCTCACTAGCTGGCATAGAGATACATGACTCTCCAGGTAATGCCAGAGACGGGGAGTATGTTAATGCAGAGGAATGGGTGGAGATATACGGACCCAAAGTAAAAGTGGCACTTAACACCAGTAGTTAGACAGATGGTATATACAATCACTCTGACTGACCTGGATGGTAACACTTACAGCCTGGATGACCAGTCAGGTCTCCAGATTGTACGGGAGCATACCGCTCTTTCTGACTGGAAAGTGAATATCCCGTATAACCTGGACCTGGAGGAGTGGAGATTTTCAGAGGTAGACATCCAGGAGGGTGGAGCCAGGAAATTCAAAGGCTACCTGGAGGTCATCAATAGCCGAGAGGCAGGCTCAAAGACCACTCTATCAGGCAGGGGGAGAGGAAAAGTCCTGATAGATGGAGAGGCTGCAGTGACATACACCAATACCTCTGCTGCAGAGGCTATTGAGGACTACTGGAATAACTACACCAATTTCTCCGCCACTGTGGATAAGCCGACAGTTGACCCGTTCGCTACAGACAGGCTGGTCCTCTCCTGCTCCTCGACTAGCTCCTTTGAAAACGCTCTCACAGTGGACCCCACGGACCCCATAGAGGTCACAGGAGACCAGATTAACCTCCTCCAGTCTGCCTTTACCAGAGACGCCAGATACTGGGATGACCAGAGCGGTATAGAGAAAGTATGGGACTCAAATGAGGGGACGGAGGACTTATTCACAGACGGGACTGGTATCAGCCTCAAACGGGAGGGGAGCTTTGCCAGATATGAGTTTGATATTGACTATAAAATCCCGGAGGAGCATGTAGCTCTGACAGTCCGGGACAGGATACCTAATAATCAGTCAGGCAGAGGACCCAGACTGCAATTCAAGATAGACGGTAATGTGGCAGATGAGGCTAATAAAGTCATTAGTGCCTTTCTGGACTGGAGTAGGCCCATGCCATACTACGGGTATAATGTGGGGTATGACGGGGGGGACCTGGAGCCAGGGACCCATACTGTGGAGCTAGCTGTAGAGGAGACTGGCTCAAAGGGACAGCATTTTGACCTGGTAACTCTCTATGATGATCGTTTCCTCTACAATTGGCCTAACTCTTTAGACGCTAATGACCAACTATCAGGACCGGAGGCTCTCCCCCATGAGTTTACTGTGGAGTTTGATGGGGTAGATACCGGACTCAATGTCACTGACGTAGAGGTCCAGACCAACATGGATGATACCAGCAACAACCAGGCTATCAGTGTAGACCTGGACACCTCCGGGGGGACGGAGACCGTCTCTGCTACTAATACAGAGACACTGACAAAGACGTTCGCTAATGATGGAGCGGTCATCACTCCTAAATTGACCCTCTCCAGGTACGGGAGTCAGACGGACTCTACCCCCACCCAGGGGACAGAGGGTCAGAAAACGTCTGTATTCAAAGTCTACATAGACGCTAACGATAAGCGTCTCATATCAGAGCGGGAGCTTAATGGTACACACCTGGAAAACCTCCAGACGCTGCATGAGTTAGCAAATATGCGGTTTTCAATTGACCACACTGCCGGTGGACTAGAGGTAGAGTCCTACCCCAGGGGTAAGCAGGCTACCCAGGACTGGGATGTCCTAGATCACAAGCGGAAAATAGACGTAAAGGGGTATGCCAACAGAGTCAAAGTCCGGGGTAAACGGAGAGATGACGGCAGCAGACCAGTGATCATAAAGACAAATGACGGGGAGGTCTCCCGTCTCAATAATACGGTAATCAGTTATGTGAAAACTGACCCCCAGATCACCTCCGTCACTGACGCTGATGGTGTGGCAGAGGCTCTCATCAGGGAAAAGTCCACGTTAGACCGTCTGGAGGGTGGGATAACAGTTGCAGGACCGCCAGTAGAGCCAGGAAAATCTTACTACGTAGCAGACTGGGACCTCTACAGACCGGCAGAGAGAGTAACATGGCAGGAGTCAGGAGGGCAATTGCAGGCTAATATTGACCTGGGGACTCCAGAGTCACTGGGAAGGCAAATTAGCACAGTCCGTAGAGAGGGGAGAAAACGGGGGGACGCTATCTGATGTCCCCGGACCTCCTGACCCAGGCTGCTACGTTTGTGGGACTAGTCCTGCTGGCTTTCCTCATCCTGACGCTAAAGTCCTGGGAGGATGGATATATCCGGGACTGGCTGGATAAGCGCCAGAGCAACCGTAAAGAGGGACAGAAAGCCAACAGGATGGTGGTAGAGGAGCTAGGCGGGGACATCCAGGAGATAAAGTCAGACGTGAAAGAGACCAAACAGACTGCTCATGACGTGGAAAAACGCCAGGAGCGTATGGAGAGAGTCATAGTCACCCTCCATGAGCAGGACCCTCACGTAGATGGAGACGCTCTCCGGGATAAGATGGGGGTAGACAGTCTCCCATCAGACATCCTGGATAAGCGGGAGCAGGACTACCATGATGACAGTAGAGATAGGCCCTACTACGGGGGAGGCAGTGACCGTGAGCCAGGTGGTGGGACTCCTCACGGGGACGTAGATGACTGACTTAACATTCTGTGTTAAGAAGTTGTAAGGCAGGATGTTAAGAAAACGTTAAGCGTTAACCCGGAAAAACGGTGGTGGTGTTAAGCTGGACGGGGTTCCAGTCAGACTACCTACAAGAGCTTTACACTATCCTAACACAGGATGTTAACCTGTCAGAGAAAGAGTTATTACCCCCTGCTACTACACTACCTACTAAGCCCCTACGAGCAGACATGGGACCGGACCTTACCCCCTCAAAAGGGAGGTAAGGACCTCCACACCCCCTCCGTTTTTCTCCCTTAACGCCTAACGTTTTCTTAACATCCCGCCGTCTGGCGGTCCGGGTTTCTACCCCCCTCATATTAACATCTCACGTTAAGGTCCTGTAAGGCTGTAGGTCAACACTATCCTAACATCAGGTGTTACCTAACCCTCTGGACAAATGGCAGAGGATTTATTAGCCATGCCTGTGTCATAGGACATAGGGAGTCAAATGGCAGTGTCATACACTCCCGGAGACCACAGATGACGCCAGACAAAACGCAAAACGGCGAGGTAGACCAGTTTTACAGAGAGCAGATGGATCACACTCCGGTCCCAGATCAGGAACCACTCCAGAGGGACTCCAGCGAGACCTGTGTGCATGATCCTGTAGAGGGACAGTATTACAGTGAGCCAGGTCACTGGGCTAACATCCCGGCGCACAGGCTCCCCAGGCTCCTGGATGACGGGGGAGTCCTGCTGGAGTCAGACATGAGAGGAGTCCCCACAGAGGGCGTCCAGGGGAGCTACACTGTGGCAGACCCAGAGATGGAGTGTCCCGCCTGTGGACTGCCTGGAGTCCATACGTCAGTCCAGACTATGGCAGGTCAGGCATGGGGGTCCTGTCCCCACTGTGGATGGAGTGAGGAGCGGTAATATGACGCTGGAGAGCTACCTGGAGCGGCGGGGTCTGGACCCAGAGGATGAGCCTGCAGACCTCTCCGTCATGGAGGCAGTAGAGAGAGCAGTGGAGAGAGCCTATTACAAAGCCTGCCTCTCTGACTCCACTCATCACGGGGTTAGGCGGTCCGCTATGGTTGACACACTTTCCTGGGTGGTCAAAACGGACCAGTATCCCCAGTTTGATCCTGATGACTACTCCATGCTGGATGAGATGACGGAGAAACTCATCCAGGAGCGGAGAGCATGACGGACTACCACTCAATAGAGGAGGCTAAGGAGCGTCTGGAGCAGGAGGATGACCTTCAAGACGTGGAGGTCCAGGAGCGTCATGACTGTGACTTTAACACTCACCTGGTCCTGTCAGAGGACCTCCGTGAGGATCATGACGGGTATGTCCTGCTCTGTCCAGGCTGTCTTAGCAACGTGAGAACAGCTTAGATATAGCAGTATGCGGTTTACCCTCTGGAGCTAGACCGCTCCCGTCTCACGGGAGTCCTGGAGCATACCCAGGAGAGGGCCTGTGGGGACCCAGGCAGTGTCAGAGCGGTCTCCTGGCTAGTGGACTACCACTGGAGGACAGACCACAGATGTCTGCAGAGACGGACTCCCCTGACGGGGAGCATGGCAGTGAGGCAGAGGCAGAGGCAGAGAAAGAGAAAGAGAGCCAGGAGGAGCCTGGCTTTGAGGAGACGCTGGAGGGAGTCGTTTTTGACTCTCCTCTGGTCATCAGAGCAGAGGGACCTGCTCTCCAGACCACGGAGGTCCGGGAGCGGGGAGGTACCATCAGGAACTATGACCTGACCGTGGAGCAGGAGGTCCAGGTGGACCTCTCTGTCCCCATCATGTCCACGGGAGACCTGGAGGACGCTCTCCTGGGGAGTAACCATTCCCGTAAAGCGTCTTTCAATGCAGAGGAGGCAGTCAGGTGGGGTCTGGAGCAGATAGGACGGGAGGACCTGTCCATCACTGACATCCAGGACTGGGTGGTAGAGGTCACTGCCAAACCTACCACCTACATCAAGGTGGCAAACCAGAGAGGAGACCTGGACCTCAAAGTAAAACGTGGGGGTCCTGGACTGACTCCTGACCCTGCAGATGTCCTGGAGGCTCTGGAGAAAAAGGGAGTTTTCTGTGACTCCCTGCTCCTAGCTCTGGCAGAGGTCCGTAAGCACAACGGAGAGGACTACCAGGATGTAGTCTCCCGTCTCCAGGAGAGTGAGCAGGATGACTGATGGAGAGCAGGACTCCCCGGAGCGGGAGTATGATGAGGAGACGTATGTGGAGCGGACTGACGTGGGAGTCTCCATCACTACGGAGCTAAAGCGGGGGACTGGGACCAGGGACCAGGACAAGCATACGGTCAAAGCTAAGGACTACTCCCTCCACGGAGCCATAGAGAAACACACCCAGGCTCTGGACTACCTGGAGCGGGAGGTCCTGGACCGCTCCCGGCAGATTGACCCCCAGAGGCAGGACCAGGAGGATGAGGATGAGTAGCAGCTACCCCCGGACCTCCTCCGTCTCCTGTGAGGACTGTGGCGGTGAGCTAGTCCAGGAGGCTGAGATGTCCATGTATGTCTGCCAGGACTGTGGAAAAGTGGTCAGTCCGTCAGTCATCACGGGACAGGAGCGGACCCAGGGAGGCACCCCATCATGACGGCAGCAGAGCTAGAGTGGGACATGGACTCTCTGGAGGGACGGAGAGCAGCAGTCCGTCACTTTGTCAGGGAGCATGAACAGCTAGCTGTGGACCGTCCCTGGGACGTGGATGAGGAGGACCTGCCGGAGATGTATGATGACCACAGGACCCAGGCAGAGGTGGACCTGACCGCCAGGTACATAGACGCTGGAGTCATCCCGGAGACGCTAGACCGGAGAGACTCCAGGGGTCCAAAGGACCTATCCTTTTACGGGATAAAGTGTCACATAGAGGAGTGGCACAGGACGCTGGACCTGGACCGTGAGGGTCTAGAGGAGCGTCTCCAGGAGATAGAGGAGATGTCAAACCCCCATGCAGACTCCAGATACTCTGACGGGAGCAGTGGTCAGTGGAGAGCCTGGAATAGGTCACTCAAGGGGGCTATCCTCTGGCTCCTGGGAGAACACAAAGAGCAGCAGGAGAAACTAAAACATGAGTAAATACGGAATCATCCTCAAAGTGGGGAAGAAATACCTCTACATGGGGATGACCAGAGAGGCACAGTCTACGGAGCTAATGGGAGTGGAGTCCGTCCCAAAGGACTGGATGAATGAGGAGGTCCGGGAGCCTGGACTGGTCCTGGACCTCCCAGGGTCAGACCTGGCTACGGAGTATGCTCCCGGAGGTCCTGGCGGGGGAGGCAGGCAGGTCCCCATCCAGCATGACCTCCTGGACCTCTACCAGGACATCCTGGGTCAGACAGACGCTGATGAGTGGAGTCATCCTCCCGTGGAGGGAGAGGTAGACCAGGAGCGTAACCCTGCAGAGGAGGCACTGGACCTCCTGGAGAAACCTGTAGAGCGGGAGCGGACTGCCAGAGCGATTATCCGGGACTACAAAGCTCTCAAGGCAGGCAGATTAGAGGACATTGAGACTGTCCCGGAGGTAGCAGACATTCACAATGTCCATGTCAGGACCCTCTACAGGGTAGTCAAAGAGCGTCTCACGGAGGAGGACCGTATCCTCCCGGAGCGTCTGGTAGAGGACGGAGACCAGGCAGAGGCATAGGCAGTAACCAGTCCGTCCCGTTTTTTAGAGAGGTTATAACAAAGGGGGCAGACCCCTCTATACCCAGGTAGGACCTCACGGTCCTGGACCACAGATGTTACGACACAAAACAGTCAGTCTCCGTCTGACCGGAGATGATTTGGAGCAGCTAGCTAGTGGAGATGTCCTGGAGGTCACTCTTGAGGACGGAGTGGACCTGGAAATAGACCTGGACCAGAGCGGTCTGGACCTACTCTCTGGAGCGGTCCAGCAGCAGAGCCTGGACCTCACGGGAGATAACCCTCCCATCCCAGAGGACCTGGAGAGCCTGCAGTATCAGCAGGAGCTACTCCCCCTGGCGGGTGAGTATGATGTCATAGAGAGGACTGGAGGACGGTCCAAAGACGCTCTGATAGAGGAGCTACGGTCTATCCGGGAAAACCACTCATGAAACCCCAACACGTAGAGAGTCTGGAGGGCCTGTCACTGGCAAAACACCACTTCAATCCAGGACAGAGAGATGTCCTGGAGGACTACAGTGACCTAGAGGAGAGGCTATCCGTCAAAAAGTAGACCAAAGCCTGCTTTTACCTTTCCCTCCTCTGTCCACGGGAGGTCAGTCCGGTCATAATAGCCCATCTCCTGTAGCTCTGCCTGCCTCTGATTGAGCAGACCTATGATGTCCTGCCTGGTCCTGTGACGGACCTCAAAATCAATCCACTCCCTGGTCTCCTCCACGGTATGGAGTCCTCTTATCCGGGATATAGCTATAGAAGGGTCATCTTTGATGAGCCACTTAGCAGGCTCCTCCCTGGGTCCAGTGTCCCCCTTTGTGTGGGTGAGGTCCCCTCCTACCATGTCAGTCGTCTTTTGTCCCCGTCATCCTGATACATCTCTGCTGTCGTCTCTTTTTAATGTCTATGTGACCCAGGAGAATACCATCCTCACACATCTGCTGGAGTGTCTCCATAGCTCTGTGAGCCTGTGTACTATGCTCCAGGTCTAACCACTTTTTGACCGTGGAGGTCTTTATCCACCCCTCCACTCTGTAGTCCTCCACTATATTCTTGTATATGTTTCTGGCTCTAGCCTCCGTCAGACCCCCAGTGGGAGCAGGAGCTAGCTCCGTAAGCAGGTCCACTCCTGCCTTACCCCCTATTGACCCCTCATTTAGCTGTTTGACTATCTCATCAGTCCGGTCTACCTGTCCCTCTACGTCAGAGAGGGTCTGCTCCAGACGCTCTATCCTCCCCTCTAGCTCCTCTATCCGGTCTCTCTGTACCTCTATAACTGCTGTAAGTTCCTCACGGGAGAGCGGTTTTTCACTGTCCTCCATGACACTGCCTCCAGAGACTGTCCTTTACAGAGGACGTTTAGTCTCTGTTAACCCAGTGTGTAGCCCCCGTACATAAACCTATTGTAGCAAATTAGTCACTGCATAAGTTATAAGTGGGGAGTGGGTGATTGACAGGTAGGGTCCGTAGGCAGTGTATAATGGACCCTGGACCACAGATGAGTAAACGTCAGCATACCGGGAAAACCCCCGGACTGGTCTGTCCCATAACGGGACGTAATGAGGATTTAGTCCTCCTAAAGCAGAGTAAGCTAGTCAACAGTCCCCAGGTCTTTCATCAGAGCGTCTCCCTGCACGAGATTAGGCTCTGGGGAGGGTAACGGAGGGTCCCTGGCATGAGTGGAGAGCAGCCTTTTCTGCAGGAGGCAGTGGAGCAGCTAAACCGTTTTCAGGAGGAGCATAACCGTGGAGTGAAAGTGACCTCCGTTAAGGTCTCTGCCAGTGAAAAGGTCTCCACGGGGGACTATGAAAATTACAGTCCTCACTCCACTATGGAGGCAGATGTCCACCTGGCAGAGTCCTGGGAGGAGCAGAGGGAGGACCTCCTGGAGACGCTTCTGGACATGCACAGGACTAACCAGAGGCTCCTGGCACAGGCCGTAGAAAACCGGATAGCTCTCCCAGAGGATGAGGACTGGAAGTTAGAGGACCTCCTGGAGGACGCAGAGAGAGCATGACTACAAAAGACATGTCCTGCTATCTGGTGGTGGACTGGCGGGATGAGGGCATTAAAGTCCGTAAGACCAAACCGTCACAAACCAGTCCCTACGAGATAGCAGTCCCTCTGGACCTGGAGATAGAGGTCCCAGACGTGGATGTCCAGACCCTCTCTGCTAAACTCCAGGTCCCCCAGGCCCACCTCCACAGGATAGTCCAGGGAGAGGTCCATGAGGAGGACCTCACAGAGTGGCAGGCAGTGGCAGAGGAGCATGTCGTAGCAGATCAGGCCGCTCTCCAGAGGGCCTGGGAGAACGGAGAGGAGGAGCAGGTCAGGGACCGTCTCCTGGGGATAGTGATGAGGGAGTCTCCCGGAGTCCCAGACCCAGAGTCAGTCTCTGACTATCTGGAGCTACGGATAAAGGAGCTAGTGGAGGCATGACATCCTGGGAGAGTGGTAAAACCCAGACTCTCCGTCCCTCCATAGAGGTAGGTCCAGACCGCTACTGGAGGCTCTACCACTACGAGGAT